AGCCTGCGGTCACTCGAAAGTCAACCGATTGTGTGCCAGAAATTAAACTGTCCACTTTTGGTCATTTCTCCGAGAACCTCTGCTATAATTAGAATATACACAAAAGGAGCAAAAGTGGCAGAAACTGTCAAAAAGGTAAAAACTGTTACAAAACGCAGAAAGTCGCGGAAAGTGGTAAAAGATGTCACTTTCGACATTTCTGAAATAAGTACAGCTATTAATCAGATTAGTGTAAAGTCAGGGAAAGTTGCCATAATCTTCCAAGGTAACCAAACTGAATATTTGTATGACTATTCTGAAAACCTATCAGAATTTGTGAAAGAGATAGAAAAGTTCGTAAAAGAACAACATATTTCATTAGGGAAGAAATTTAATGAACTGGTAAGAAGTGGTACTTTAGCCCAGATTAAAGACTAATGGGAAAAAGTAGCAAAAGATACCAAAGTGGTGACTTTTCTCGAAAGAAGAGAGAAATGTATGAAACTGAGGATCTTGATAAGAATGGATATATGGATATGATATCCAATAAAAAGAGAATTAAGCAAAATAAGGATAAATACTATGATAATGACTAAACTTATGAACTATAAGGATATTATCATAGAATATCATAAAGGTTTATTAAATGCTGAAAGATCCGTAGATCTGATACAATTCCTATTAGATACGGATCTAATAATGGATTACCCAGAGCTATTGGACGTAGCTGACTACTATATTATGGAAGGCATGTGTTACCACGTGCATTCCTGATTGTCAAGTTGCACTGAAATAACCCCACACAGGGCGACCTGGTGGGGTATTTTTAATGGGACTTAAGTAGAGGTTCGATTTAAATGCGATTAATTAACGCAACCCATGCCTACTGCCCAAGGGACCTAGAGAGAGATTTCGTCTAGGTATGATTGTGGGATCACGTCGTATTCAAGATTGCCCAACCATTTGTTAATATGTCTGGTTGTGGTTGATGAGTACCATGCATCAGTTCTTGCATATCTACCTTTCTTAGCGATGTAGCATGCAACAGGTGTTCTATATGAGAAGAAAACCTGATCACCATTTGAGAGGGTGACTTCTGTTTGATTCTTAGCGATTGAATTAAGTTTCATTTAAATGATCCTTTGTTGTGTATGTTCTTATTATAGGGGATGTAAATCCACATTTGGGGCAACAGTGGACAGTTTGTTCAAGTGTCACACTGTCTGGAGTGATGACCACGGGCATTGAAACCCGTGGATTTGGTCGTTTCAGCTTAGTCATAAAGATGATTCATTACATCTCTTACACGCTCACGGTCTAAACTGTCACCGTTACCCCATGTAATTTGATCATTGCATGAGTCAAGATAGGAGAGAGTTGCATATGCAATTTGCTCGCGTGTTCTACCTTGTGGATATAGACCTGCATCACCATAGAATGATAATACGTAGTCTATGAATTCTTGGAATGTTGTATTCATACTATTATAATAGCAACTGGTGCAGCATATGGTGCATAGAGTGTGCCAGTAATTTAAGTGTCCACTACTGCACCACTTGCACCCATATAGCCTTATAATAAGAATATAAATCACGAGGTCAACCTTGAAAACAACCACTCTAACAGTCGGACGCAACATCAAAGACAGCGGAACCGTAACTAATCAAATGTTAGAAGAATTCATTAAGGATGAGGTCCTTACAAGACTTGAGTATGCAACTATTACTCACGGGATGGGCATCTATAAAGGCACCATGGAAGCAATCGTTTGCATTTCTGTTTCTGATGACAAGAACGAAGATGCACTCTTTGAAGTGGGCGAAGCATACAAAAAACAGTTCAGGCAAGATGCAGTGATGTACTCATGCGATATGAGAGAGGTTGCATTCAAATGAACCAGTTTAGAATCCAGTGCAGCGAGGTGAATTACTTTACCGTGCTAGTCGAAGCAGATACTATGCAGGCAGCCGAAGAGCTGCTGCATAAGAATGTTAATGCATATCCAGCTGAGGACGAATATGCAGGCGAATGGGTAATAGAGGACATAGAGGAATTATGAGCTCTACCTCCATTATAACAAAGCTAGCACTCATAGTCAGCTTCCTATGTGCCACTAATTTAAGTGTCCATATAGTTCCCATACTGCACCAGGTGGCAGTATAATATTAATATACAACACAGGAATTTATGCCTAATCATTGTCACAACCGAGTCACATTCTACTCAGAGGACACAACAGCGATTCTAAAGCTACACGCAATCTTTAGTAAGGCACTAAAGAATGACGACAGCACAGAGACCACAAACACGGTTTTTGGATCATTCATCCCTGAACCAGACTGGTCAAAAGTTCCACTCACTGAAAACACTCTCAAAGAATACTCATGGGATAAACCAAAAGGTGAGGTGGGTGAGTTACCAGTCTTTAAAGATAAGGGATTTGGTAAGGGGTTATACTTTGAATCTACCGACATTAACGACGATAGATGGTACAACTGGAGATGCCACAACTGGGGAACTAAGTGGGATGCTTACTCACTAGAGATAGAGGATTCAGAGATGCCACACGGATTCGAGGTCACATTTGAAACCGCATGGTCACCACCCGAAGAAATCCATAGTGCTATTAGTGAGCAATTCGACGACCTAAGCATGAGTTGGTTCTATGATGAACCAGGTTGTGAAGTTGCGGGGTATCTATAAATGGATAGAGTATTACTACTAGAACTCAAAGAGTTCTTAACAGAGAGAATGGTTGACAATATGTCAACCAAAGACCTTGAGGAATATGTCAGCAATGACCTATTCAACTACTTTGATAAACTGGGTGAGCATGAGTTTATGGAGGAAGCCAGAAACTATTGGGATGATAGTCTGGGTGATGTCATAGATGAAATTCAAGACTACATCAAGTGCGACTTTAAAGCAACCGAGGGTAGACCAGTTGATAAAGTGTCCACTGGGAGCACACACGATGTGTAATCCACACTATAATAGAAGAGTAACAAACAAGAAAACTATGTTTGACTCAAATCTAAAACCTATGTACGATGGACAAGTCCTCGTAAATGAGACAGCATCCAAGGATGCTGCTGTACTCGCAGCACTTCACGCAATGGCAGCAAGGCAGTTTAAACCTCAAGAAATCAACAGACACGGTGTCTGGTACATCTCGGATAGGCACTAAGATGAACGACCTAACACCAAACATGCTAGCATACCTAGATCTAGTAAATGATATCAATCATTTATTCATAGGTCTAGAGGATGAGGAACCGTGCGACATATGCGACGGGGACATGAAACTGTTAGACAAGGCAGTCAAGAAATTTAAAACTACCGTATGGGAGAATCAACTCTAATGCTAAAGCAGCTGACCAAGCAAGTCAACCTCTATTGTGACAGTATTATTACTGTCATAATACATTCACTATTCTACGGTGACCCCGTGTATAATAGAAGTATAAACAAACAGGATTCACAAATGACTAACTGGGCAATTCAACCTTCACACTGGGGAAACGAAGTTAAGATAGGAGCAGAATTCAGATCAGACTTCGCATCCGCTGAAGACACAGCATTAGACATGGCGACAGAGTACATGGATAAGATGTGTATTTTCAAGGTTGGAACCAAGGCAGACATCAAATGGATGGAGGTTAACTAAGACCTCAGTAACCCCCCCTTATATGGAGCATAGATCATGACTAGAGATAACAGCACACCTGCTGAATTCAAAAGAGAATTAACAATGAGTGAGGATGAGGAGTCAGTCCTTGTCAAGATGGCGACCTATTTCATGGACTTAGGATGGATAGATGACGACAGTGAGGACGCATTCTATTCTCTAGTAGAGAAGATATCCGAACCCGCACCATGGGACTACTCATTGTGACAATATATAAACATCCCCACACATACACACACCACACACACAGTGTGGTGTATAATAATAGTATACACAGTTAAACACATTATGTCATTCTTTAATTACGTTGATTCAACAGACTACGACCTCACAAATGAGGACATGCTTAGATGCTGCTATGATGAGGTAGTAGCAGAGTACACAGACACAGGCGACATTGCCATGTGTGGTGAGAAGTTCTTACAGGACGCTGCTAGATTTAAACTAGAAGACTTTAAGAACTGGATGAGACCACTCTTTCACTCTGACGACTTCGAGGACAGCGAAGGCAATTAGAGAGGGGCAGTCGTCGGGGGTTCGCCCCCGCCCCCCCTATAATAAAAGAGTCCCAACGAGCTAACCTACAAAAGTGGGTACGTGCGTTTCAAAAATATTCAAAAATTTTTTTCATATGATTTTCCTATCGTGCCCCCCTGTGTATACCTTACCAGGTACTTGGAGTAAATGTAATGCTCTTATTCCTCACGCAAACTATGATCCGAACAGTACTTTCGGAATCTCCATACTCGTGATACTTGTTATTATGTCTGCGTATGGCATCTACAAGGCATTCTTCAATAACGAAGGACTCACAGATCAATGGGATGAACACGATGACTAATTATGGATTGGAGATCCTATTCTGGGTAATACTCGGAGTATTCCTAATATATCAATACGAAGAATCTAAAAAGAAATGAAACTAACACAAGAACTCATAGACCAGATACAGGAAGCAATGCTCCATACTAAGAAGGATGGTAGTATCAACTGGAAGGAAGGGGACGAGGTAGTCGTACAACTGGCAGGAACGTTTGCTGCTGATCGCTTCATAGTCATTAAGAACAAAACCAAGGACCCTGTCGTATCCGCTGAACCCCATCCTTACTTCGATTACGAGAAGAAGGAGTTTGATTACAAGAAGAGAGATGAACTTAGATCTACTGACTGACGAGGAGTTTGAAGAACTCTGTAGATTATTAGAGATCGAGTATTATAGATACTATACAGGGACAGACTCTTCAGATGAATGACATTACTATATTTGTATATTTTATATGCTTCGCAGCAGTACTGGGAGCATCTTTTGCGTTTATGTGGCGAAGCATGTCATCTGTTCTCATGACACTTGACACCAAACCTAAAGCATCTTATAATATACATCCAGAGATGGAAGATGTGAAGGATGGAGACGAGTTGATTGTCTTTACACCATACGTTGAAGAAGAAAATGATTAAGTGGATTGGATTATCATTGGGAGTACTCGTAGGAGTCTCTCATATTGCTATGATCGGAATGATCTCACAGCATAAAGAAGAGAAGGGACTACCAGTAATCAATATCCCAGAGGGTGATTACGGTACTTTCCAAGCAGAAGTTAAAGAAGATAGTTATAGAATCTCATATAAAGCAAATGATCCAAAGACTGCGTACATTACTAAGGACATTAAAGAGAAGGGTGGATTTCTCGGACTTGCTAATAACACTACCAAGGTAGTTGAAGAGTACTTCATGGATGGTCAGACCAACCAAGGTGGAGCAGTAAGTAACAAGAGAAGTTGGTTAGCACCTTACCAAGAGTTTACTGACAGTAATCCCGAACTCTCAGAGACAGATTTAGCATGTATTAAAGCAGTAGGTAGTGCTGAAGGTACAGGGAGACTTGTCGGAACTAGCGTTGGAGCAGCAGCAGCACCCGCAGTTAGCAGTATACCCTTCGTTGGTTGGGTAGCAGCAGGTTGGATAGCTATGTTTGGTGGAGAGCAAGGGGCAGATATCGGTGGTAACATGGCAGAGGACTTGAATAAGAACTGTTAATGTGGAGAATTTGGGCGAAAGCACTCGGAGATAAGTCTGGAAAGTCGAATCGAGAGGCAGATATCATTGCGGGTATACGTACTTTTATCTTTATACAACTGATAGTGACCAACTGCTTCATTGTAGCAGGTAATATTAGGCATTGGAATGATGCTCACATGGACAAATCCTTAAGCAACCCTAAAGAATTTGTGAATTTGTGTTGACTTGCTAATAATATGTGTTATAATTACATTAAGAACAGCTAGCTAGAGGGTATGAAGTACATTCTTTATGACGATAGATCAGAATTTATCGGTAAATTCCATTCAGTTTACGAACTGAGGAAGTTTTTATGTGATCGCAAGTATCAAATTGACTGCGATAGAGACATATCATGTACTTTTGACTACATTAAGTCTATCAAATGGTTTTTTGATATAGAAGAATGACTCAGCAAGAGATATCTGATGTCTTCTATGCTCTCAAATCACAAATTGAAGCATTGGAGACCCGCCTTAATAGTATGGAACTTCTTATGAAGCGTCCAAATAAGGAAAATTATGAAAAATTAGTAGACGTAGTACTCGAACATGACGAAAAACTCAACAAGCTCTAAGATCTATCACCTTTATTGGGAAGATAGGTGTATAATGAGGGGAGTCGATGAAGATGACTTCCATCCCATCTGGGAAAAACTGATGTGGGTATATAATACGGAGTTAAATTACGTAGAAATCACTCTGGAAGACGATGAAACCATGGCGATTACGGATACTTCGTACTGAAACCCAAAAAATCGCGTAAAAATCGCGTCGTTGGACTCTAAGATGGTGTCTAAATAAATCAAACGGGGGTAAAATGCCAGCTATTTCAAGAAAAGGAGATTCTTTGAGCACAGGACACGACTGTGCGGGGACTACGACTCTTGCATCACCAGGTCAATCGACTGTAAAGGCGACTGGAGAGTATATTGCTCGCATCGGAGACAATACGGTGTCTCATCCGTTCCCTCCTGTTGACGCAGGATGCCCTCCTCACGTAGCGAGCGTGAATGCAGGGTCACCAAATGTATTTGTTGAAGGAATTGCAGTTGCTCGTGTTGGCGATAGTGCCGATGCGGGAGCAATGACTTCTGGAAGTGCATCCGTATTCGCAAATTCCTAAAAATTATTATTATGGCAGTAAGATTTAACAACGGTTTACCAACAATCGAACGTAAAGAAAAGAAGACTAGACAAGGCAACGGAAGAAATAGTAAATATTCAGCAACATCCAGAAACAAAGCAAGGAAGAAACCTCGTGGGCAAGGCTAAGAGAATCAAAGACGGTGGAAGGAACGCAAATATCCCCGTAGACATGTCAGATGACTTCTATGACAATGGAAATGAGTACTGTAGATACTTAATTACCGATCCTCGTAGTGATAGACAGGGCAAGAAGAGAAAACCTTTTGAAAAACGTGTCTAAATAACTCTTGAGGCAATATACATTGTTATATGACGAGTTCGGGTGCTCTACCCAGTCGTGCGTTTAAGGATTTTGACTTATCTTTTAGAAGAAATCCAATAACTAATGACGTTAATACTTTAAAGAACGAGAATGCTATCAAAGAAGCTGTAAAGAACATTGTTCGATACAACTTTTACGAGAAACCATTCTTGCCGAATTATGGTGGCAACATAACTGGAGCATTGTTTGAGCTCTATGAGTCAGGACAGTCATCTCTTATTGAAGAACAGATAAAGAACATCATCAATCTATACGAACCACGTGTTGTGTGCTATAGAGTGATCAGTGAGTTCAATGAAAGAGACAACGACTTACAGGTTGAGATATATTACCTAATCACTGGACTACCAAATGTGATTGACAACTTAGAAGTTATACTGAAGCGATAATGGCACTCACCCAAGTGAACTCGTTAGAATTTAACGAGATCAAATCACAACTCAAAGCATATTTAAAAGGACAGTCGGAATTTAGCGACTATGACTTTGAAGGATCCTCTCTGTCCACCTTATTAGACGTACTTGCTTATAATACATACTACTCATCAATCAATGCTAACCTAGCAATCAACGAGAACTACTTAGACACTGCAGTTCTAAGAGAAAACGTAGTAAAGTTAGCTAAACTGATAGGATATACCCCAAGGAGTGCTAGAAGTGCCCGTGCGACGTTTACAGTGGTCGTACAGACAATATATGGCACAGGGTCTAATGGTAGAGGATACCCAGAATCAGTACAAATCAATAAAGGGGTGTTCACATCCTTTGTAGGAGAAGATGGAACCAACTATGTCTTCTCTATACCTAAAGACTTAATCGTATCTGTTAATACACTTGATGGTAAAGCAACCTTCACAGGTGTAGAAGCATTTGAAGGCATATTCATCACTGATACTTTCGTTAAGACGGAATCAGAGAGACAGAGATTCATACTCGGCAACTTGAATGCCGATACTTCGGCTATGAGTGTTGAAGTAACACGTGGAACTATCACTGATGCATATCTTGAAGCAACAGACATAACAGCAATAAGCAATATTAGTAAAATCTTCTTCTTAGAAGAATCAGAGACAAAGAAACCTGAGTTGATCTTCGGTGACGGTGTATTAGGTGAAGCATTAGTTAATGGAGACGTGATTGAAGTCACTTACCCCACATCTATAGGTGAGGGACCTAATGGACTGACTGGTTATAGCTTTGCGGGTACTGTAAAGGACTCTCGTAACGCTCCTATCACTTCTGGTATCACTTTATCACTAACAACACCTCCTGATGGCGGTGCTCAACCAGAAACTATTGATTCAATCAAGTATTCTGCTCCTAAGTTCTATTCTAGCTTCGGAAGAGCAGTAACTACTAAGGACTATGAGGCAATCATACCTCAGATCTATCCTAACGTTCAATCTATAGTAGCATTTGGTGGTGAAGAGGCAGATCCACCAGAATACGGTAAAGTCATTGTTGTAATCAAACCTAAGAACGCAGATCGTCTGTCTATTTCTGAAAAAGACGCAGTACAGAAGAAAATACGTTCATATTCAGTAGGTGCGGTGGAACCAAAGATCATGGATCCATCAGTTCTCTATATTGACCTTGTTTCTTATGTTTACTTTAACCCAAACAACACAAGAAGGTCTCAAGAGGAGATCAAGCAGATTATTTACAGAACTATGGAGACATTGAATGCTTCCGCTGAGTTTAATAAGTTCGGTGGCAAGTTCAAGTACTCTAAAGTCCAAAAGATCATTGATGATGCGGAACCAAGCATCACATCCAACATCACGAAAGTGAAAATGCGTAAAAACGTAACTATCTCTCTTAGTCAGAGATTTAATTACAAGATTTGCTACGGAAACAGAATTAATGCGGACTCTACTACAGCAACACTCGAAACTAATGGTTTCAAACGTGCTGATGGTGGAAATCAGGTATTTTACTTAAATGACGATGGATTGGGAACTATTCGTCTTTACTATGTGAACGCAGATGGTTCAAAACAATATATCGGTGGTAACTGGGGAACAATAGATTATGCTAGTGGTGAAGTTACTATCAACGACCTTATTATTACTGAAGTGGTCAACTCTACTGACAATATTATACAATTCTCTGTAATTCCCGAATCTAATGATATCGTTTCTCTCAGAGAGACCTATCTGACACTAGGTATAGATAACTTAGTCGTTAATGTAATTGATGATGAAATTTCTAGCGGTAGTAATACCTCTGGAACAGGTGTAGTACCAGAATCAAGTTATAGTTAGTAATGCCAGCTGAGCAGTCGTCGTGGAAGGTTGCGTCGTGGGTCACACCTCAAACTGAGGTCACAGTAGACCCGATTGATGCATCGGTTTCGCCAGAATCAAGAACTAAAATCTCGGATAGATTAGAGGAACAGATACCTCAGTTTATCAGGGACGATTATCCTGACTTCATACAATTTATGAAGTATTACTATCAAGCACTGGAGTTAAAAGGTAACCCAGTTGATGTAATACAGAACCTAGATGAATATTATAACATAGACCGCCTGAATGACCTCGTAGAGAGCACTACAGCGTCCTCTGGGATCACTTTGGATGCTTCAGTCATTGACGTAGGTAATACTAGAGATTTTCCGAAAGAAGGGTTGATATCAATAGACGAAGAAATCATATATTACAAGAGTAAGTCCCAAACACAGTTTAAAGATTGTGTCAGGGGGTTTCATGCCACTACTAAAGTTGGCACACTCAAAGAATACACATTCTCGACCTCTGTAGCGGCTACCCATTCATTTGGAGCTACAGTTGTCAACCTAAACAACCTTTTACCTCTATTCTTACTTCAGAGATTCAGGGATCAGTTTGCTGAATCATTCCCAAGTAAGTTTGACCCTTCTATTGCTCAGTCATCAGTAACTAAGCGTCTTAAGGACTTCTATGCGTCAAAGGGTACATCAAGGTCATTCAAATACTTGATGAGAGTGCTATTTGGTACAGAGTCAGTAATTGAGTATCCTAAAGACAGAATATTCAAACCATCCGACGCATTCTATACCGTAAGAGAGATAATACGTGCTACAGCGATAAGCGGAAACCCTGTAGAACTTACAGGAGAAGTATTATACCAAGAGAACGATCCAAACGACTCAAATGTCAATTCCGCACGTATATACGTAAAATCCGTAGTTGAGGTTTTTACTGAGGACGGAAAGATCTATGAATTGGACGTTGACACGGAAAATGGCGATGGAAGTTTTACAACTCCGTATAAGACGCTCCTTTCTGAAGATCTAAGCTCCAATTTGACGGATAATGTAATAACTGTTGACTCTACTATCGGATGGCCTGAAACAGGAGGCTCTATTCGTATAGATGATGAAATTATCAACTTTACTAACAAGACTGTAACGCAGTTCCTTGGATGTACTCGTGCTAGGCAGGATACAGTCGCTGCTCCACATATATCTGGTTCTGACGTAACTTCTTCTTATGAAATCTTCGGATACAGCAATAGAGACCAGTCTAAGATTAGTTTGACTGTATTTGGTGGTACTAGAGGCATAGACATAGTAGATGGTGGAAAATATTACTTACAGGACTCAAAAGTCACAACTCCTTCAGAACCAGGCTTTGATTCACTCGATCCTATCTGGGAGAGCTTCATATACAACGTCAAGAAGTTATTAAACGGAACTTCGTTAGTTTTAGACACTCCGCTGTCTGATGGTTCCGTAGTTGCGAATATTACGACTGAACAGATACATGGATTAAAGCGTGAGGACACTATAGTCATATTAAACGCTCCAGAGGATGTATACAACGCAACATTCACTGTACGAGGTGTATCTACGCAGAATACGTTCAGTATTCTAATTCCTACTACTCCTATCCGTGGAGTAGACGTAGGATTCTTAGTTACACGAGAATTTGCGAAATCTACATCATCTGATACATCTATCCGTCTAGGATTAGAAGAAACTCCGTCTGATGTACAGAATGTCTATAAATCTTCCGAGTATGCGATAATTGCGTCACCTGGCGTACCAGGTCATGAAATAGGACCGTTTCACGCAGATGACTTAGATCCTGGCAACCAGAGATACTTAAAACGCATTCCTCTCGAAACAATCACTAAATCCGTCAAAACTGCGACTCCAGTCGGTCAGACTGGTATTGGTGTGAACGGTGTACCGTTTTTCTCATATAAGTCAAACGAAACAAAACTATTTGGTGGTGTAAAGTCAATTACTGTGACAAACGCAGGATCTGGGTATGATATCACTAATCCACCGATTGTAGAGTTTGAACCTATCCACAGAAGAGGAACAGCGTACTTCCTTAACCAAAGAATCAGAAATAGTCTAGGATACAGATATAGAAACTTAGGAAGCGGTAAAACCGCAGAATTAGGTTCTGAACCAACACATACAGGTACAGATCCCGTACAAGACGGAACTTGCCTCTGGCAGTATGAAGGATTGTCTGCTGAAGCGACTGTAAGCGTATCTGGTTCACTATTTGCGGTAAACGTAGATAATGGTGGATCTGGTTACACATCAGCTCCTACAGTAGGTATTGTAGGTGGAGATCCTACAGTTGAAGCATCTGCGACTGCTACAATCACATCTGGAGTCGTAACTGCTATATCAGTGTCCGCACCTGGCTCAGGATACAGTTCTGTGCCTACAGTGGTAATATCTGGTGGTGGCGGTGAAGGTGCGGTTGCTACAGCGGTTGTTCGTGGTGGATTGACTGCTGAGGGTATAACAATCACAAATGCGGGTAGTAACTATAACGAAAGACCAAACATCACTCTAGTATCTGGATCTGGTGCTGTTGGTTACCCATCTATTGTAAATGGCAGAATAGTTTCAATTATCTTGACATTTGGTGGTAGTAACTACTATGGTGCTCCTGATATCGTTATTACTGGTGATGGAGTCGGTGCGGTTGCTTTTGCGACTGTAGATTCGGGTACACAGCAAGTTACAGGTATTACGGTGACTAATGGAGGTGTAGGATACACTTCAGGAACTACAACTGTTGATATCGTCTATCCTGGCTCTGGAGCAACGTTCCAAGTTGAATTACCAGTACTAACAAAGAACTTAGCCGCTAGTGCGGATGAAATTGGAGATCCACTCTTTGTCAACCCTAAACAGGCAGATGACACTAATGGTGTTTCAATCAGAGGTGCTAACTTCGGAATATACGGTGGAGAGTATGGATATCTCTATAATCCCAAAAAGATGCGTTTCTTACTTGGAGATAACGTAAGTGACACAACATACGCAGAATTAAACCCAACAAGGCATTCACCGATCATAGGATGGTCATTTGACGGACATCCCATCTACGGACCTTACGGATACACAGATAACGAGAATAAGAACCCATATAACGAGTTGAAGCAAATGATCAGCTCATATCGCATCAGATCGAACAGAGATGTGTTAGTTGGTGATGATTTGGCAAATACCGACAAGATGGGAACATACATCGAAGATTATGAGTATGTTGAAGGATTAGGCGACTTAGATCAGTATAATGGTAGATTCTGCGTAACTCCAGAATATCCTCTAGGTGTGTACGCATATTTCTGTGCTTTAGACGGAACTACAGGAAATCCGAAGTTTCCTTACTTTGTAGGTCCTAATTTCTATTCTGAAGCATCAGATGTCAACTGGAAGGGAAATGGACTCCAAAGGAACTTTACAGAAGACGCAGTTAGATATAAACGTCCATACGTTGCTACAGACACAGCATTAGTAAGAAGAAAGAGTAAAGGCAATCCAGTTGAGTATATACTCGCTATGGAAGATTCTACGACTCCTATAGTCCTAGAAGACGGTTCTACCTTTATAGAATTCGTAGATGTCGGTATTGGTTACTTTGACTACTTCCCAACCATCAGAGGTGGATCTGTTGACTCATTATTCGTTGCTGCGACAAATAGGTACTTCTCAAGTGGATTAGACCAGTATTTGATCGAAGGTGCGGGATTCAACTATAAAGTCAACGATAGACTTATATTCAGTGAAGAAGACACTGGAGGAAGCGGTGTATCCGCTAGAGTGTCTAGAATCTCTGGATCTACAACTAATGCCTTAGCATTCTCTGTAAACTCGACTACAGACATAATAACAGGATTAATCACAACTGGATCTGCTCATTACATTAAACAGGGCGATACTGTTGATGTTGCGATTGGAAACAATGAATACACTCGTGAACTCGATGTAAAGATTATAAACGACAAATATCACTTTAAATACTTTGATTTGACTGATTTGACAATTAGTTCAGTTGGTAGAATTGTACAAGCAAATATAACGATAACTGGCGGTACAGGGTTAACAGACGGTTCATATTCAAATATACCTCTAATAGGCGGTACAGGTTCAAATGCTTCCGCTAATATCACTGTAAGTGGAAATACCGTCACATCAGTCTCTATACAGAACGAAGGTAAGAAATATACTGATGGTGACATACTAACTGCTAATACAAGTAATATTGGTGGTACAGGTCAAAACTTCTCTGTAGACATTGGTAAGGTCAAGAAGACAGGTGGTCTAGTACAGAACCTCTGGACATTCCTAGCTGGTAGTGGTGGTACACCTGGCACATATACTAGAGTACCTCTTGTTAATAGCTCTGCTACATCAGGTGAGGATGCTGAGTTCACTATTGTTGTCAATGAGAGTGGTGAGGTTTCATCTGTCACTCTGACTAAGGAAGGAAACGGATACTATAATAATGAGCAGTTAGATCCTGTATCATCTGGAGATATCGGTGGTGTTAATGGATTCTACGTTACACCTAGCTCTATCAATCAAGAATTTACTGCTAGAGGATCAGCTGCCCATCAGTTGCGTATAGGAGATGAGGTTGTAATCACTGGATCTAACCCATCAGACTATGATGGCACTCATACAGTTACAGGTATAAGCACAGGAAGAAGATTCCAGTTCAAGAAGGCAGTGGGTGTTATCACAGACACTGCTATCACCACAGCATGTGAAGTATATGTCAAAGAACCTAAGTTAGATCTTATCAATGGTCACCTTTATAAGTTTAAGACATCAGACTCTTCTAACGTTGGTAAGAGACTAGAGTTTACATTTGATAGTGAAAACACTAACGTATTCACCTATAAGAATATTGTTGACTCAGAGAATGACACAGTTACAGGAGAACAGATATCAGTTACTATCAATCTAGTTGATGTGCCTGGCACGTTATTCTACTTTGACATCAATGGAGCTATATCGGGTAGCTACCTAAGCGTAATCAACGATCCATTCCTAGGAGCGAATACTGTATCAGCAGTTCCTTCTACAACTACGATTGAGTTTATACTTGCTAGAGAACCAGAGAACAATTACACAGCAGTTAATACTATCTCATACTCTACTGATTCAATATTCCCTTCAGGTGGTATTGCTTCTATCAACGTTGGTGATCCAGGCAGAAACTATGCTACTCTACCTCAGTTTACTGGTATAGAGAGATCAGGTGGTGGTGCTACAGCATTTGCTACCATATCAGGTAAATTGGAAGATGTAGTCATTGTAGATGCTGGTATTGGATATAACGGTTCTAACCCTCCAGCTGTTGTCTGCTCAATGCCTGACTTTGTAGATTTGACAATAAGTGAGATATTTGGTGACTTTAATAAGGGTGACGTAGTTGTATCTAAGACAGTTCTAGACGGTGACACTGCTAGAGGTAAAGTAATCAGCTGGAATCCAAATACATCTAACCTAAGAGTACAACCTTTACGTAACAACTTAGTAGGTGCTGCTAGTCGTGGTTTCTTGATGTTCACTACAGGTAATGCCAACAGTAATAAGATATTCGCAGGATCAAACCAAGCAGTAGTATCAGCAGTTTCAGGTGAACAAGCAAACGTTGCTGCTATCGTACCTACATCAGGTCCTGAGATAGGAACTATAAGTAACATAGCTATAAATGGAGATGGAGGTAGTAATTACCGTACTGCTCCTGAAATCTTTATTGATGACCCATTCTACGGTGGTGTATTAACCCTCAGTGTTAATAGTCAGAATACATCTGCTAGCTTTACACCAGGCACATACACTGTCTCACAGGAATCTGTAGCACCTACAGGTGGTAGTGGAGTATCAATACAAGTTATCGTTGATGCTGCGACAAATGACATAACTCTTCCTACAGTCTTAGCTGGTGGTGCGACATACTCTTTAGGTGACTTGATCACAGTACGTGGTGAAGACATCGCAGGTGGTGGTTCTAGTGATGACTTTGTTCTTAGAGTTGACTCACTTGACTTTGTACGTAAAGCAGTAACCTCTACAACTATAGATGCTTCTATAGACTCAGTGGTTGTACAAAACTCTGGTTCAGGTTTCTTATCTGCTCCTGAAGTTCAGATCTCTGGTGGTACAGGTATAGGAGCTGTACTACGTGCTGAGATCATAGATGAGACAGTAAGTTCAGTTATCATCGAGTCAGCAGGTACTAGATTCCAGAATCCTCCTATTATTAGTATCAAGCAAGGTACTGGTACAGGTGCTTCCATATTACTTAAGTCTTCTGATCTAGGTAAGATCATAAGTCTTGGTGGAGATAATATCACATACAACTACAGTCATGATAGAACCCTCAAACCAAGCGTTAATACAAACTATAATCTACAGCTCACAAGAACTCAAATCGTTGACTTCTTCACTGTTACAAACGGGGGTGGATCCTTCGTTACCAAACCAACAATCGAACTTGTTGGTGGAGGTGGAAGCGGTGCAGTTATGGATGCTATTATTGACAACGAAGTTATTCAGGCAATTGCAGTAGCAAATCCAGGCAGAGGTTTCTCAAGCACACCAGCTGTACAAGCAAGAATTACACACTCATTTGTCCCACTAGAATCTAACAGCACACTTAACTTCCCATACGATACTAAGATACCTGTAGGTACAGAAGTACAGTTATTAGAGATTGATGGTACATTACCTCCTCCTTTAGTTGGTAGTACGACTTACTTTGCTATTGCTCCTACTCTTGCTAACGGATTAGCGAGTAACCAACTCAAGATGGCAGCAACATTAGCTGATGCTCTATCAGGAACAGCAATAACAATCACTGGACAACCATCTATAGGTAATGGTGGTACTGCTACATTTAACTTAACTACTACAGATCTAGGTGACAGTATAACTGTTACTATGACACCTGCTTCCTTCTCTATTGGAGAGAAACTATATCAAGGTACATCAACTGACTCATTCTCTGCTCTAGGTACAGTTAAAGCATGGGATCCTAAAGGTAGAGTCCTATCAGTAGAAGTAGAGGTAGGAGAGTTTGCTCTCAATCAACCAGTATTCGGTTTACAGTCCAATGCTTTCGGAGAAATACATGACTTTGACAGATCAGTCGCTAACTTTACTGTATCACCTATCGCCACTGCTACTGCTGAGTGGAAGCGTACTACTGGTATACTTGATCTTAACGATCAGCGTCTATATGATAGTGACAGATACCAAGAGTTCTCATACGTCGTCAACTCACCGATTAACGTACGGGAATGGAAGAACCAATTTAAGAATTCTGCTCACCCAGCTGGTTTCAAGGTCTTAGGTACACAGGTAGTATCACAATCAGCATTTAAGAGATATCAACGTAGATCATATTACAATCCTGCCAACCCAGATCCTAATAACTGGTGGGAGCAGAGATTTGGTGATGAGAATGCATCATTCAATGGTACAACATTCTTCGTACCTAAACCATCTGCGTCTAACACAGGTAAGTTAGCAAGAATAGAGAACTTTGTTCTAGGTAAACCTGACTACACTGCTATAGTTCCTACAAACATACAGGTTGTGGGTAAACAGTTACTAGACGTTAGAAAGATCTTATCTGCTGTTGTTGATAAGATGGATAGTATAGCATCTAGAACTTTAACCTTTGATGGCACTGATTCTAATGCTGTTGACGTATCAAATGAACAGATTACCTTTACTAATCATGGATTGATCACTGGTCAGACAGTATCATACTTAGTTCAAGGTGACAGATACCAAGATGCTCGTAATTTAATACTTGCTAACCTAGACTATATCATTTCTGAGACTATTACATGGTTAGAATTAAGTTACCCTAATTTGACAGATGGTACTAAACCAGACTATAATGCTACTACATGTGCTAGAGACTTAAGACTTATAGTTATCGCATGGTGTAATGATTTACGCTATGGTGGCAACAAATTCTCAGTAGATGCTGCTGAATCCTATATTGATGGTGGTGCTATCCAACACATTGTAGGTGAAACAATAGAAACCATCGCTGCTATACAGAAGGCAAGAGACTATGCGATCCAAGCGATTCAAAACTTACTACCAACGAAAGATGTCACAATTACTACGGATCCAGGCGGATGTGCGGATGTCCAATCAGCAATCACAGTATTGGCTCAGATTGTATGGGATGCTATTGACAATCCTGGCAATGTCCCTACTGCTAACGTTGGCAACTATCCAAATATCAGAGAAGGTGTCACTCTAACAGGATTACCCACTGGTACATACTATGTCACCCGTGTAGACGACAATACATTTACTTTATCTACCACATCAGGTGGATCTGCTGTAGATATTACTGGATTATCTACAGACTCACAACATCAACTCACAGTTGAGTTCGATGATAAGAATACTAAGTTCCAGTTAAGAACTAGAGGAGTTGCTACATCTCCTACCAATAAGAATCAGTTGATGGTTACTATCAACGGTATCGTACAGAACCCTGAGTCATATACTCTATCAGGTAGCACAATAACATTCCTAGAAGCACCTATAAGAAACTCAACAGTTATTATAATGTACTTCAAGAGATCTGATATCTCTACAAACTTCCAGTTGGATCAATTCGGTGATGTTATCACTGGTCTGAATACAACAGATGGAGTTTATCAAGGTAGTGGCTATACTGCTGGTACATACAACGGTGTTTCATTCACTAACAAATTATCAGACGGATCGGGGGCAACAGGTAACATAGTTGTAACAAATGTCCTTGATAGTGCTTCTATACTTCAAGATAACAAATTTGGTGATGCTAGAACTCTGATTGATAACAACGCAGGTGTCATAGCAGACGTTGCTGTGGGACTGATGAATAAGTATGGTACTCCTGTAGACAACAAGGTAGCAGATGGTGCTAACCTCATCTTGATGAACAAAGATTTCATCTCTAGAGAAGCAGTCGATAGGATGCATCTTGATATACCATATACTATCTCAAGCAAAAGACATTTCGACGCATATAATTTAATACAAGCAAATAAAGACTTTATTGTATGGGAAGCATATTACCTATTCAAGACTGTTGATTATCCTGGATATACACATGCTCAAGGATACACAGAACAGGATTGTAGAGATGACTTAATGGATATCTTGGAAGCTATTGCTTTCAACTTACTATTTGGTGCTAATAATAAGGTATATGATGCTGCCTACTACTACACATCAGCATATAGTTCTGGTAGTGTAATACAAGGTGAAGAACAGCAGACAATCGCTGCTACCAATCAGATGAAGGGTCTGATGGACAAGGTTATCTTAAATGAGACAGTATCAATCGCAGGAGATCATGGTTATGAACAGTACTTTGAAGATGTTACTTACGTATACGACGGGTGTGCTAGTGCTAAGTCCACTATATCTACGCTTGTTGATATTGTTGTTACTGCTATTAACACTGACTTGATGGCACATGTCGTCAAGACAGAACCAACCCTATTTGTAGAACCTACAGGTAGTGACGAAGATTGTGTAGATGATGTAAGAGATGTATTAGAAGCAGTTTCTATTAATATGAAGTTTGGTGGTAACAGTGAGGTATATGATGCTGCGAAATACTATGTTGACGGTGCTCATGTAGCTGGAGAAGAGATTCATACAATCTATGCGTTTAGAGAGGCAGATAAAATCGCAAGACAGGTCATTGCTAACCAAACAGTGACTGTAGTTGGAGATCACAGTGAGGTACAGAAATATGATGGTGGTATTACAAGATCTGACAACCAATGTGCTAGTGCTAGAGCAACAGTACACACTCTAATGAATATTGTAGAGGTAGCAGTAGATACAAACACTATGAGTACCTTTACAAGGACTGCTCCTACTGGATTCAACTCACCTGGCTTAGGTGATGGACAATGTAAGTCTGACACAAGAGATGTGTTGAACGCAGTTGGTACTAACGTAGCATTCGGTGGTAACCATACTCTATATGACACACTGAATATGTACTTCGTAGGTAATCATGTATCAGGAGAGGAAGCAGAAACTCTCTATGTGTTTGAAGAAGCACGTCAGATGGTATTGAAAGCTATACAGCAAGAATCATTCGAGACATACCCACATCTCAACCTTACAACCAAGTCACAATATAAAGATCCTACAATCACAGCATATGAAAGCACAGATGCTTCAACATTCAATGTAACTAACGCTGTATACACTGCTACATCAGGACAAGTAGAGATAACAATCGGATCTCATACTCTAGAGGTAGGAACAAGAGTTAAACTTGATGATATGTCATTGACATTCAAGTGTGCTCAAGATGGTAGTGTGACACACCACAAATATCCTAGATCTACTGACTGGGCATACCGTAAATCACTTCCTATCCTTTCTAAGACAGGAACTACTATCACATTATATGTCGGAGAGTCTCCTACTGTAAATTATCAGATCACAGGTGCTACTTATGATCCAACTACAGGTGATATGGACATGGAAGTCTATAACACTCAGTTCAACGTCAGTGCGGCTACCTACAATGCTAATACAGGTTCTATGACAGTGAACATTGGTTCACACAGCATGGTGGTAGGTGAAGAGATCATGTTCAGACCTAACTCATTGACATTCACATGCTCAATGGACGGTAACAACGATCAAAAGACATATCCTAGATTTGGTAAAGATCCATTCTATGATAAGGCACTCAAGATTACAGCAAAAGATAGTAATACAATAACAGTCAACGTAGGACCTAGTCCTTTAGTTAACCATACAGTAACAGATGCGACATATGATCCATCTTCAGGTGTAATGGAAGCTACTATAGGTAATCACATCCTTAAGGTAGGTGATACAGTTACTATTACTGACAACTCACTTAACTTCCAGTGTCTACTTGATCTATACACATCAGATCACACATATCCTAGAAGTGGTGATCCTGCTAGTGGAGATGCTATCGCTATAACTGCTGTAAGTGATACAACAATCACTATGAACGTGGGCACATCATCTGACACCACACAGCATAGATGGAAACCAGGCTATGTTGGTACTGACGCTATCCAAAGTGGTGGTGGACATACACACACATTCGTATCTGCTTCAACAGGTGCTGTAGTCTTACCTCATGGACTAAGATCTGAGAGAACACTCTCTATTGACAGTGCTGACTACAATCCTACTACAGGTATCATGACTGTGACTTGTGAGGATCATGGTTTGACACCTACAGACGAGATTATTATAGATGACAACTCAATTATCTTCACATGTACTGAAGATAATGATGCTAGTGACCATGCTTATCCTAGAGGCAGTGATCCTATCAGTGAACTATGGCAACCTATTACAGATGTAACAAGAAATACATTTAAAGTACAAGTATTAAACACAGCTCCATCAACTAACACAACTGTTCATACATTCAAGGCAGTTGTAGCATATAATCTACATGTCAGAGGCACAACTCTTAAGATTGCTGATGGAGGCATCACATTTACATGTCTAGAAGATAGTAACGCAACTAATCATTCTTATCCTAGAACTGACATCATCAACCACACAGTTACAAATGCTGTCTATACACCTGCTGATGGTGACATGGTAGTGACTGTATCTGGACACTCTATGAGAAAGGGTGACTATGTTAAGTTTGACGATGACTCATTAACCTTTACTTGTGCTGAGGATGGTAATGGTAGCAACCATACCTATCCACGTTCCACAGACGCTGTGAGTGGCAAATGGTTAAGGATTAGGAATGTAACTAACGATACATTTAAAGTTAGAGTATTAGACTTCGTACCTTCTACAAACACAACTACACATGCTTTCGTATCTGCTACATCAAATGGATTGAAACAGAAGAAAGATCAAGCATACGATCAACCATTAAGTATTGTAGATTCTTCTATAGATAGAATCACAATTAATGTGGGTGTATCTACAAATAGTACAGCACACACATATGTCTCATCTCTAAGTAATGCTCTTACTATTGGTGGAAACTATACACATACATTCTTAACTGCTACCACAGGTGCTGTTAAACAAGGTTATGGAACTAGAGAAGCATGTACTCCTCAGCAAGCAGCTGTTGATACTTTGATGGATCTAGCATATACAGCATTGAACCAAGGTAACTTTAATGGTATCACACGTACAGTCGGTAATCATGGTGATGGATACGAGACTGCTCCTACAGTTGTTATCTCTGGTGGATCACCAACTACAGAAGGAACCTATGTACCACAATTAGCAGGAAGGGGTTATGTCAAATCAATCGGAATACTCGTCGGAGGAGTTGGATACAACAACGTACCAACTGTTAGGATCACCAGTAATACTGGTTTCAATGCTTCTGCTACCGCTACTGTGGGTGGTGGGGCTGTCACTGGTATCACAGTCGATCAAGGTGGATTTGGATATAACGATGTCACTGTTGAGATTATTGCGAATGCTGCCGACACAATAACTACAACTGCTACAGCAGCAGCGATTGTGGGTAGACACTTAGAAGGAATAGTTGTACAAGAGACAGGAGCTGGATATAGTTCTACACCTACATTGTCACTGACTGGTGGATCTGCTTCAACAGCAGCTGGTACACAGAGTGCTCCTGTAGCAAGGACTACAGGTGCTGTGACAGGTGTAACTCTAGTCTCTGGTGGAGATGGATATAAGAATACAGATATACTTGGTGTTGATGCTGCTGATGTTGGCGGTACAGTCGCTAACTCATTCCAGATTGAAGTACAGACAGTTACATTCAATGGATCAACAACTGGATTTGCTGCTACAGTCGGTGGATCTGGATACACACTTCCTGCTAATGACAGGTTCCTACTATTCTTGAACTCACACATTCAGGAGTTAGGAGCATCATATAGTTACTCAGGCACACCTTCTACAATTCAATTTGCTGAAGCACCTAAAGGTAATATGGACTTCTACTGCTTCTATGTGGGACAGTTACAGGATATGGATTCAATAGCACCATTCATGAATGGAACTAAGAAAACATTCATCCTTAAGAAGAACGATCAACCTTTCTCACTTGAATCTGATTCTAATGAAGTCATACCTGCTAACAACCTTGTTATGTTCTTGAACGGTGTATATCAGGAACCTGAAGTTGCTTACACACTTGATGGATCTATCCTAGAGTTTAGTGAAGCACCTAGAGCTGGTAGTGAAGTATTAATCTACATCTACACTGGTTCTAATCTTGACATTGTGACTGAGGATACATTCTCTGCTCTTGATCCTGGCGACTTGCTACAAGTACAGTCAGAGGGAGACATCAGAAGACTTGCTACAATAGCGAGTTCCTCCTCCTTAGATACATATGAATATACAGGTCTAAGACCTACTGTTGCTATCTTCTCGGCTACTGTTGTATCTGGTAGGGTTGTACAAGTCACGATCATTGATCCTGGCTCTAACTATGAGGTTGCCCCATTCCTAATCTTTAGTGGTGGCGGTGGATCTGGAGCATTTGCTGAAACAATTATTGAGCAAGGTAGTGGTAAAGTGATAGGAGTCACCAACTTACAAGGTGGTTCTAATTACAATACTGCTCCAGCTGTGACACCATATCATCCAGTTGCGTTAGAAAGAACGCAGCGTGACAGAGCAATCTCCAACGGTGTATTCTTATACAGTACACAGTTGACTGGTTCTATCGGTACACAGACTGCTACTATTCCTGTTCTTGACGCATACTATAGTAATGGAGTTGGATTCCCAACTAACGGTGAGTTATTAATTCCTTTCTGGAACAACGCTGAACAGATATGGGGTTGTGAAAGAATCTTATATGGTTCTGTAGATTACTCAGCAGAGACATTTACCGTTACTACAAACGGTAGAGGATATAAGAATACTGGCTCTGCTCTTGGAACTGGCTATGCCAACGCTCCTACAGCAGGTACATTTGTTGCTTCTGGAAGCACATCTGTAGCAATAACAATGGGTGCTAATCATTATCTCCAAACTGGTATGGAGAGATTCATCAGATTCACGTCTGCGATTGGTAGTTACCCTACTGATTCCTTAAATGGAACATACAAAATCACCCGCACAGGTGATACAACTTACACCATAACACTACCAGTTAATTTGACAGCATCGGGTACAATGGAGATACTTCCAACTATCCGTGTGTATACAGTATAAATAACCTATAAAGCCCTATACTAATGGCACTTGTAACCGATAAATTTAGAATTTACGCAGCCGAAGCATTTCGTAATACTTTAGGCAGCTCTGGATCGGACGCAAATAAAGTGTACTTGTTTGTTGGTCGAGCTAAAGCATGGGGTTCACCTGATTCCCCTCCAACTAACGAACCTATTGATAGTTTCACCTATCATAGAAGTGCATATGCGGATTCAGTTGCGTTTAAGAGAGTAGATATTACTGACACCTCTCTTGTTGTACCCAGAGTAGATTGGATAGATCCTACTGAGACTACTGGTGGAACTGGTCGTACATATTCAATGTACAAACCTGACTACAGTCCGTCTAAGACTACTGCTAATGGTGCTACTCGTTTATATGACTCAAACTTCTATGTGATGAACTCTGACTTTAACGTATACAAGTGTTTGTATAACGGTCAGTCTCCCACATATCCTAGAGGTAGACCTTCATTGGTTGAACCAACAGGAACATCAACAACAGTTATTGAAACCAACGACTCATCTGAGTACAAGTATCGTTGGAAGTATATGTACACTATTGACGCTGATAATATTCTGAAATTTGTTACTACAGAGTTTGTCCCTGTACTTGAGAATACATTAGTACAGGCTGCTGCTGGACCTGGTTCTATTGATACAGTTGTTATCGAGAACCAAGGACAAGGATATAATAATGACACCTACACCAACGTACCTATTCGTGGTGACTGGGAAGTGAATGGCGGTACTCAAGGATTTTGTTCTGTGACTGTAGAGTCTGGATCTGTTACTAACGTGACTGTTACTAACTCAGGTTCTAACTATAGTTTCGCAACAATAGATGTAGGATTAGTTCCTAACATCGGTTCTGGTGGATCGGGTGCTGATCTCGATATCATCATTCCACCTAACGGTGGACACGGTGCAGATGCTACAAGAGAGATTGGTGCTTACCGTCTTATGTTTGCGTCTAAACTAGAAACATCAACAGCATTTGTAGACTTCCCAACTGACCTTACATTCCGTAGAGTTGGATTGGTTCTTAATCCATATGATTACAACACTACCTCTATTTCAGATCAGAACACAAGGTCTGCTGTAAAAGCATTGATCTTCCCTCAGTCTGGAACTGGTACACCGAGTGGAACTTTCTCACCTGGCACAACAATCACACAGACTACAACAGGTGCTAAAGGCTATGTTGTTTCTTATGATTCTACAACTAAGGTGATGAGATACTACCAAGATTCTAATGATGGTGTCACATCTGGCAACATAGTTGAATTTAATGGTAACTATGAAATTACATCTTCTGATATAGTCACTGCTACACCTGATTCAAACTTTGGTACATCTTCTGTTCCATTGACACAAATCACTATTGGTGTATCTGTCTATGAATTAGGATTGTCATTCATTCAAGGATATGCTAACGGAGAAGTTGAAATCAACTCTGGAGAGATCCTCTACATAGACAATAGGAACCCGATCACTAGATCAACAGACCAAAACGAAGAGTTAAAAGTAGTAATTGAATTCTAAATGGCACAGAATACGAACTTAAATATATCTCCCTATTTTGACGACTTCGATGACGACAAAGGGTTTCTAAAGGTATTATTTAAACCTGGCTTTCCAGTACAGGCAAGAGAACTAACTACACTCCAATCACTCCTACAAAACCAAATTGATACATTTGGTCAAGGTGTGTATAAAGAGGGTAGTATGGTGGTACCTGGCGGTATCACGCTGAATAGAAATTATCCTGTCGTTCTTGTACAGAATAATTATCTGAACTTACCTGTAGAGTTATACAGAGAAGCACTTAATGGCAAGGTTGTGAAGGGTGCCACTTCAAACATCCGTGCTAGAGTTAATTTCTCTATCAGTTCTACTACATCTACTCGTGGCTATGTGTCATTCTATGTGACATACTTAAGCAAGGCAGATGACAACACATCCAGTGTATTCCAGTCTGGTGAAATATTAACTTGTGAAGAAGATATAACATACAGTACATCTACTATTGTAGCTGGTACACCTCTCGCTCAGTTACTAAACTCAAATAGTACAGCAGTAGGTTCTACAGCAAACGTTGGTAAAGGTGTATATTTTGTTCGTGGATACTTTGTACCTGTAGCTGAACAGACACTTGTACTTGATCAGTATTCAAACAACCCATCATATAAGGTGGGACTTAAGGTAGAAGAAAGAATTATAACAGCTGACGAAGATGCTACACTATATGATAATGCTATAGGTAGTACAAACTTCTCAGCACCAGGTGCCGATAGATTTAAAATCAATCTATCTCTGGTTAAGAAGCAACTAGCAGACCCTAACTCTGCTGACTTTATTGAGTTACTACGTACCAATGTTGGTGCTATCGAGAACAAGGTAGAACGTAGTGATCTAGGATTTATTAATGATGTACTAGCAACCAGAACTAAGGAAGAGTCTGGAGACTACTATGTCAAGAGATTTAGTATAGACGTAAGAGAGAACCTCAACGACGCATTTAACAACGGTGTATATACATCTGATCAGACTACACAGGATGGTAATACTCCTGTAGAGGAACATCTAGCATTCCAGATCTCACCAGGTACAGCATACGTATCAGGATATAGAACAGAGAAACTAGCTAACACATTTAAGGATGTAGTAAAACCAAGAACATTCACAGCAGCTGATGCTCAGTCAATATCATCTGACTTTGGTAACTTTGTAAGAGTTAATAATTTATATGGTGGTGTACAGTTATATGATACAATACAACTATTCAATAGAAAAATTGCTAGTGGTGGATCTTCTACTGGTACTGCTATAGGAAATGCTAGAGTATTTTCCTTCTCATTTGATAGTGGTGCTAGAGATACTACAGGAACTGTATATCGTGTAGGTCTTGCTGACGTTGATCTCTATACTAACATCATCTTAGGTGGTGCTGTTAGTATGGTAAGTGGTAAGAAGTATGTCGGTATGACATCTGGTGCTACTGGATTCTCTAGGACAAATGGTAGTGCTTCTAATATTACATTTGAAGGTGTTACTGGTACATTCCAAGTTGGAGAAGCTATTGCTTTGGACGAAGCACCTAGTTCATCTCTTGGTCAGACAATCAGTTCACTATCTGTATTTCAGTTTACTGACGCTAAGTCATTATACAAGTCAGGTTTCACTTCTGATATACTACTAGACTTACAGGCAACTGTATCTGCTAACGCACCTGTACTATCAGGTCAGAACTCTAATACAACTGCTACCTTAACTGCGTCACTGTCTAACTTTGTGTCTCAGTTGAGAGTCAATGACATCTTAGCATTCTCTAACAACGACTTGGCTCACGAAGTTAGAGTTACAGGCATCACAAGTGCTACACAGATTACTATTGAAAGAGTCACATCGAACAGTATTGCTAATGGAGCAGTCAATGGTAACATCACCCTACTTAGACCTCAAATCAGGGAGGCACAAAAGAGAACACTTATATCGCCTATTCCGAAGGATGCTGTTAAGTCAACTTCCACTAATTCTTCTGGTTCTGCTGTTGCCCCACTTGGGTACTTCAGAAAATCCTACGCAGTCTCAGTCACAGGGGGAGCGTTCTCTCTATCAGCAGGTTCCAACCTTGCCTTCAGAGACGTTACCGACGCAGATGACTTCCAAGTCATCGTTACCGCAGGAACCAATGTCGGTGACTCCGTAACAGTAGGAAATGGTATATCTACAACCTCATCACCTGGCGACGCTAGTGCTTCGATTACTGGACTAAACTCTGGATCGACAGCTGCTATTGTTATAGCCACAGTTTACTCAAGTAATAGAACAGCAAAGGCGAAAACCACCCAACGCATGAAGGTGTTGAGAGTAGATCATACATCTGGATCATCAGCAAATGGTCTAACACAAACTACAGCAGGATATGGACATAGACTAGAAGACAAACAGATATCTCTAGGATGTGCTGACGTATTCGGAATCAAAGCAATTTACGAATCATCAGATAGTAGTGATCCTGAGATTCCTAACTTTGGATATAGTAACCTCATAGGTACACTTGAGATCGGACAGATCTTAACAGGTGCTTCATCAGGTGCCAAAGCACAGATCGTATCATTTAATAGCACCACAGTATACTATGTCATGTTGAATGACAACAGCTTTACAGGTGATGAGAACATCTCTACTCCTACAACAGCTGGTAAGATCACAGTAGGAACAATTAGACAGGGTAGTAACAATATCACATCATCTTATGAGTTAGATAATGGACAGAGAGAACAGTATTATGACTATTCTAGAATCGTAAGAAAGGCTGGTTATGCTGCTCCTACACGTAGAATCTTAGTTATCTTTGATAGATTCTCTACTACCAGTGGAGATGGATTCTATAGTGTTGACTCATATTCCAGTGAGGACTATAAAGAGATTCCTAACTTTGGAGACTTCAGTCTTAGAAATGGTCTAGACTTCAGACCTATGGTTGCTGACGCTATCTCTAGCACTGGTACTAGAACTAACCCATACTTACATAGTGCTACCGAATACTTTGATTTCAGTAACAGATCATTCAGTGGTAACCTTGTTGGTATACCTGGTCAAGCTGACACTACAATTTTATCCTATGAATACTACTTGGGTAGAATTGATAAGGTAGGTATTAACAATGATGCCAAGATTGTTGTAATTAACGGACAACCATCAGAGACACCTGTAGAACCAGCTGATCCTGATGACGCTATGCTTCTTGCTACAGTCGAGATTAAACCATATGTGTTTGACATAGATGAAGACATCACTATTACACAGACAAACTACAAGAGATATACATTTAGAGATATACAGCAATTAGAGTCTCGTATTAAGACTCTTGAGTATTATACTCAACTATCATTACTAGAGGCAGAGACAGCGACCTTTGCTGTCAGAGATACTAATGGTATGGATAGATTCAAGAATGGATTTATTGTTGATAACTTCGCATCACTAGCAACCAGTGATACATTCCACCCTGACTACAGAGTGTCAGTTGACTTTGAAGAAGGACATCTACGTCCAGCTCACTATACAACTAACTTACCTCTTATTGTTAGTTCTACATCTTCTAACATCCAACAGACAGGTGATTTAATTACATTACCATACACAGATATAGTATTAGTTGATCAACCATATGCTTCTGCTCTTGAGAATGTAAACCCATTCAACGTGTTCACTTTCATTGGTGATATCAAACTAACACCTGCTTCAGATGACTGGGTAGATACCAAGTCACTAGCAGCTATACAAGGTCCTGTGGTTGAAGGTAACTACATGACAAGTTTACGTGAGTTCAATGCTGATCAAAGTGGTATTACACCTATTCAGTGGGGTTCATGGCAGACTACATGGTCAGGTAAAGTATCAGAGCAACGTCAGGTAACAACTGGTAAGGGTAAACGTCGTAGAACAAGAACTCAGACATTTACTAGAATTAGAACTGATCAAACAAGAACAGGTGTAAGACATAAGATCACACCTGTTATAGAACAGCAAAGTCTTGGCAACAAGGTTGTATCTGTAGAGCATATACAGAACATGCGTTCTAGAAACATAGAATTTAAGGGCGAGAAACTAAAACCTAAGACAAGATTCTATCCATTCTTTGATGGAGTAGATATCAAGGCATTCGTTACACCTAAACTACTTGAGGTGACAAAGAATCCAAATGATGACGCAGAGACAAATAGCACACCATTCCAAGTTGGTGAGACTGTCAAAGGTCTTACTTCTGGATGTTCACTAAGGATATTAGAACCCAATGATAACTACACGACGAACCCATACACGAACGTTAATATATCGTCGGTCTCAGACTACACAGCAAACCTCGGCTGGATCAACCTTGATACCAGTGCTCTTGCTGCTCAAGCTCTCGGAGCATATTCTGGCAATCCAATCCCGAATGAGATTCTTGTCGGACAAAGTTCAGGTGCTAAAGCAAAAGTTAAAGAGAGAAAACTAATCTCAGACCCATCTGGATTCCTTAAAGGTACATTCTTTATTCCAGATGCTAGTAAGGCAACTAACCCTAAATTTAAGACTGGTACACGTATCTTCCGTCTATCTGATACAACTAATGATTCACAAGTACAAGGTGAATCTGAGTCATCAGCACAGACAGAATACGCAGCAACTGGTATCTTACAGACTACACAGGAGACTATTATATCTGTACGTAACGCACAGATTGATGAGCAGAAGTTCACTCAGAACAGAACTCTATGGTCTGACCCTCTAGCACAGACATTCCTAATACAGGATGAGAATCTAGAAGGTGGTGTGTTCTTAACTAAGATTGATCTATTCTTCCAACAGAAAGATACTGAAATACCTGTAGCTATAGACATACGTACTGTAGAAAATGGTACACCTACACAGACTATCGTTCCATTCTCTAAGGTAATTAAGAAAGCAACTGATGTGGTTACATCAACAGATGCTTCTACACCAACAACATTTACATTTGAGTCTCCAGTATTCATAGGACATCAGCAAGAACATGCTATTGTTGTGACATCTGACTCAAACCAGTATAAGGTATTCATCTCACTTCTAGGTGAAGATGCCATTGATGCTGCTCACGCAGGAGAGAAGATCTCTGAGCAACCTTACATCGGTGTTCTATTCAAATCACAGAACGCATCTACATGGACACCATCACAGTTTGAAGACTTGATGTTCAAGATTTACAGAGCAGACTTTACTCTACCTACAACTCTCAACCAGTCTAAGTTGATTCTAAACAACGCAACACTAGAAGAGAACAACGGTGGATTCATTAATGCTCTACCAAACGCTATTGCGACGACAAACGATAACACATATATTGACGTATTCCACAGCAACCACGGTATGCAATCATCACTCAACTATGTTGTAGTAGATGGTGTCAAGTCAGAGGTTGGTGATACATCACTTAAAGTTGCTCTTGCTGATTCAGGTGTCTCACAGATAACCCTGAACGAGGCAGCTAACTTCCATGTTTGTATTGGTGGTAATGCTAGTCAGGCATCTAGCTTGAGTGCTGCTTCAAACAACATCGGACCTGGCAACGCTGCTCCAGCTGTATCCAACACTAATCCTGGTTTCCTCAAGATTGGTGATGAGATTATTGCTTACGAGAAAATCAACACTGGATCTCCTGATTGGGTTGTTGACATCGTAGGTCATAATGCGGGTTCAGTAAGTGGTAGAAATTGGGATCCAGTAACTAACTCAGGTGCTGCTACTGGAACATCTCATTTAATCAATGCGACTGTAGAATGCTATAACTTAGCTGGTATACCTCTCACAAAGATTAATGGTACACATCATACTTCTACATTTGGTGGATTAACCACATTAAATAGTCCTCACAAATATAGACTTAACATAACAGGCGTTAAAGCACACAAGACATTGACTGCTGGTGGTGACAACGTTACTATCTCACAGAATATTCCTTGGGACGTTCTTACACCTGCTATACAAGTTCAAGCACAACCTGGCTGTAGTATCAATACTAGAGCGTTAGGAACTAGCGGTACATCTGCAGGACCTTTCCCAACAGGATATGGTGCTGAAACTTCATTCGTTAAAGACACTACTTTTAGAGATATCACACTCAATGATATCAACTATTTCCTTGCTACTAAGGTTATTGCTTCTAAGCAAAATGAAATTAGTAACATGTCAGGTGGTAAGTCTCTTGACTTAGAGTTAAACTTCTTCTCTGACTCTACACACCTATCTCCAGTTGTAGATACTCAACGTATGAGTGTTACAACAACTGCGAACCTCATCAATAACGCTACTCCTACAGCAGGAGTGGGTGATGAAAACGCTGCTATATACATCACTAGACTCGCTAGATTGGATAACTCCGCTACTGGTGTCAAAGTGGCAATGGCTGCTAACAACTTTGAGTTCTCCGAGATACAGGTAATGTATAAGTTAGTCCCAGTAGGTTATACTGGTGACGCTGATGATTTGAACTTTGAGTTCTTTAACACAGATGGTCGTCCCGATAGTGGCAAAATGGTTCCCCAAAATGACCCATTTGTCTTCGGAGATTATGAGTATACTCTAGACGACGCTCCTGCATATGATGGATTCCAACTTAAGATAGTCCTTAAGAACTACAATCAACCTTACATTCCAAGAGTCAAAGACCTAAGAATCATTGCCTTAGCATAATGGAAGACTTTGAGGCGAGAGCCAGAGAACGAGAAAAAGAAATCAATGCTCGTAGAGATATAGATCCACGAGACGAGAAAGGGTTAATAAAAGTCGAAGATCATAAACACCTAGGAAGAGATCCAAATAGCAATGCTATTGTCAATACAGACAAGGTTGCCTATGAGGCTTACATCAAAGCACGTGTCGAAGCTAGCAAGAAGAGAGACGAAGTTCTAGATCTTAAAGATGAGATTACAGAACTCAAGTCTATGCTTCAAGTTCTAGTCGAAAAAAGCGATAAATAACATTGAGATAAATACTCTTTAGGGAAATTCTATACCATGGCATCTGCGGTATCCAATTTATTGATCTATCAAGGTTCCGACTTCAATATCGACTTCTCAGTCGAGAACGATAACGGTACTGAATTTGATCTGACTGGTTACACCGTAAACTCACTTATTAAGAAGCATTATACAAGTAGTTCTTCTGTGACAGTGACAGCAGCAGTCATGACACCTGTAACAGCAGGTAGGGTACAACTTTCACTAAATGCTGTCCAAACAACCGCAATGAAATCTGGACGGTATGTATATGATGTAGTAATAACTTCTAGTTCTGGTCTGAAGACAAGAGTATTAGAAGGTACAGTTAGTGTTCTTGAGGGGGTCACACTTTAAATGGCTAGATTAAGATTTGGAGATCAATCGGTTCCAAGAGTTACTCGCGTCGCCACTGGCGGTGGAGGAGGTAACGTTGGTGCCTTAGCCGACGTTGACTTAACAGACACAAGTTCAGGCGGTTTACAAGACGGAGGAGTATTAATGTATAGCTCAGCCGTTGCTAAATTTATTCCAACAACAGTATTAAACAACATAACGATTAACGGGGGTACATTCTAATGGCATCAAAGCTACTGATCAAAAGAAGTACGGGAACAGCAGCACCAGGTACCATTGAATTTGGTGAACTGGCACTCACCGTCGGTTCAGGTACACAAGCGAACCTAGGAGACAGAATATTTGTCGGAGACAACTCATCAGCTGCTCAGGTAGTAGGTGGTAAGTATTTCACTGACATGATGGATCAGGTACATGGTACACTGACCGCAGATTCTTCAATAATTGTAGATAGTAATAGTAAAATAGATCAACTCTTGGTTGATGACGTTCAGATCAATGCGAACGTAATTGACACAAGTACAACAGACGCAGACCTAATCATAGGTGCTAACGGAGCTGGTAAAGTTGTATTCCAAGATGGGCAAGAAGTAGAATTCGGAACCACTGGAGACCTTGAGCTAGTCTGGAACGACTCTGATGGTGACTTACAACTCAGACGTGTCGCAGGTGGTAATGCTGCTGCTTCAGTTCTTATACAGGACGATATCCCCCTAAAGTTCGGTACAGGAAACGACGCACGTGTATATTATGATGAAACAACAACAGACAAACTAAGATGGGCTGGTGCTGATCAGCAGTATGACACAGGTGTTCAAGTAACATTTGCTG